TTATTGCTGCCGTTCCGCCGGGTGCAATTGGCATGAGCAGCGAATTTGCAGGCACGCTGCGCGAACATATCGTCATCGAAACACGGCTCAGCACGCGCGACAGCCGTGCAGGGGCGGTGGGCAATTATCGTTATGATGGGCAGGCTTGGGCCGCCGTATCGCCGCTCATGCCCGCCGACCTGACACGCGCCGATGCGCTGTCTGCCATGCCGCGTTGGCGGGTAACAATCCGCAAACGCGAAGGCGTGGGCCTTGGCACAAGGCTCACATGGCGGGGCAAATATCTCGCAGTGCGCGCGGCGCTCAGCGATCCGCAAACGCCCGCGCAGATGCATCTGACCTGCGAAGAAGTGCGATGAAAACCGAACGCCTGACCGTCAAAGCCGACGCCTTGGGCGCGGCGTATGTGCAGCAAGTAACCGACCAGTTGATGGCAACCCCCTTGCCGCGAGGCGTGCGGGCCGAACGCCGTGCGGACGGCGTGACTTTAGTGGGCAAAAACCTGCGCCGTCGGATGCTGGACGATGTGCAATTACGGAGTTTCGGACGATGAGTGATGCAGTGCAAGCCGTGCAAGCCGCGGCTGTGGCGGCGCTATCGGCGCATCCGGTGTTGGCGGCGCAATTGACGGGCATTTATGACGGCCCGCCGCCCCGCGCCGCCTTTCCTTATGTCGCGGTCACCGACGGGGTCACGAGCGACTGGAGCACGAAAACGCAACAGGGCCGTGAAATCCGTCTGGCGTTTACCGTGTGGGATGATGGCGAGGCTGCGACGCGGCTGGCGGACCTGATGGGCCATGTCGACGACGCCTTATTGGCGATCCCGCGCGACTTATCGGGCTGGCGAATTGCGACTGTGGTCTTCCTGCGATCGATGATCGTGCGCGATCCGGCGGGGCCATGGGCGGGGCTGGTTGAGCACCGCGTCCGGTTACTCGCGGTCTAACTCAAGCAATATTTTCTCCGCCGATGCGCGGACATTCTCGAAAGGATAGGAGCAAATGCCAGTAGAAAGAGGAAGCGCCTTCCTGTTGAAGGTTGGTGATGGCGCAGCGACGCCCGTATACGCAACGGTCGCGGGCCTGCGCACCACGCAAATGTCGATCAATGGCGACCCCGTGGTCATCACCCATAAGGGCAGCGGCGCATGGCGTGAGCTGCTGTCGGGCGCGGGTGTGCGGTCGGTGTCGGTGTCAGGGGCGGGGGTGTTTACAGGCTCGCTGGCGGAGGCCCGGATTAAGAACAACGCCTTTTCGGGGCAGTTGGATGATTATGAATTAAGCTTTGAAAGCGGTGAGCGATTGCGCGGCAAATTCCTGGTCGCGCGGCTCGATTATGCGGGCGATTTCAATGGGGAGCGGTCCTACACGCTGGCATTGGAAAGCAGCGGAATGGTGACGTCCTTATGACGCGGTCCGCCAATCAGGCGCGCGGCGAGGCCTCTTTATTGCTCGACAGCGGGGCGGTTGTTTTGCGCCCAAGCTTTGCCGCATTGGTCGCAGCAGAGGATGAGCTGGGACCGTTATTTGCGCTGGTTGAGCGCGCGGCGGCGGGCGAGATGAAGCTTTCCGAAATGGTCGGTTTATTCTGGCATTGCCGTCATGCAACTGACGCCAAAATGACGCGTGCCATGTTCAGCGAGAGCGCGGCCAAGGCCGGGCTTTCGGCGATGACGCCAGCGCTGAAAATCCTGCTGGGTCAGATATTGAGCGGGCGATGAGCTTTGCCGATGTTGCGGCCCAATTGGCGGCGCGCACGGCCGTGATTTTGGGCTGGCGGCCCGATGATTTCTGGAACGCTACACCCGCCGAACTGCTGGGCATATTGCAGGTGCTTGCGGGCGACGGGGCAACGCCGCCCAGCGCGGATGCGCTACACCAATTGATGGCGCGGTTTCCAGATAGCCCAAGCGGAGAGACATGATGGATGAAGAAATTGACCGGCTGGTGGTGTCGGTGCGTGCCGATACCCGCGCCTTTGCGCGCGACGTGGCCACGATGCGCGCCGAACTCGACGGGCCATTTGCCGACGGGTTGGAACGCGCCGGATCGGCGCTCGAACGCGGGCTGACCAGCGCCATTCAACGTGGTAAATTTGGCTTTGACGATTTGCGCCGCGTGGCCTTGTCTGTGTTGTCGGAAATAGCCGCGGCCGCCATTCGTTCGGGAATGAATGGGGGCAGTGGCGGGGGTGCTGGCAATCTGCTCGGCACTTTAGGGAATTTGCTCGGCAATGCATTGGGTGCGCCGGGCCGCGCGACGGGTGGGCCAGTGTCGCCGGGCCGTGCCTATCATGTGGGTGAGCGTGGCCCTGAATTATTTGTCCCCACAAGCAGCGGGCGGATTGAGGCGTCGCCTGCGGCCGGCGCACCAACTTATGTCCGGATGACAATAAACATATCGGATGCGCGCGGCACTGCGCCCGCTGCGCTTGAACGGTCGTCGCGTCATGTCGCGCGCGCGGTGCGTCAAGCCTTGGCGCGGGATTGAGCCATGGCTTACTGGCTCTGCGACAAAAGGCGGCAGCAAAAATCATCGCCGGTGATGCGGTTTGACCCCCGTTTTTGGACGGTGAACTTTCCGCGCCCGATGATGGCATCGGTGGTAACCACTGGTCCGGAATCCTTGCGTGCAGAGGCGGTGTTTTACCGCGGCAATGATCTGGCGGGCCTCATCTGGGACAGCGTGGATGCTTGGGATCATCCGTTGCTCGCATATGAAACCAACCGCGATTACCGGCGGTTGACGGTTAGTTTCCGGTGGCGGTCTGAAGGCATCATGCCGTTGGATGCTATCAACGGCCCGACGCTGACCATATCTGGCCGCGATGCCCAAGGTGCAGCCAAAAGCTGGTATGTCCGCTTGTGGAATTATGCCGTCGGCACGCCGCAGGATGCGGAAATCGTCCTTGATTTTAGCGACCTTTCGGGCGGGTTTTTATTGCCACAAGAGGGCGACCCTGTGTTCGCGGGCGACATTGACCGGATGTTCATATCGCTTATTCCACCAAGCTATACCGGCCAGCCCGGCAGTTTGAGTGCCCCGGCAGAAGGCTGGGTCGAATTAAGCGAAATCCGCTGCGATGGCGCTTGCGTGATGTTGGATATGGGCGATGTGATCATCCCCGAACATGATCTGAAAATGGCAACGGGATATGATGATGCTTATAACCAGACGCCCGCGCGTCTGATGCGGCAAATTCTTGCCTTGGGCTATCGCGGGACGATTAACCATTATGTCGGCATGAGCCATTATTTTCGGCTCGAGACGCTGGGCAATGCGCATTATGTTAGCCTTGCAGGCGGTGTGTTGAATGCACCCTGCATCGCCTGGCACCGCAGCTTTGCCGCGCAGGCAAAGGCGCTGGGTTATGATCTGATTTTCTCGTTAAGCTATGAATTGTTCGACGCGCATTGCTGGAATGATTGGAAGCAACGCGCCTTTAATGGGGACCCGGCGCTCACGGCTTGGGAACCGCCCTCGGCTTTATTGTCGCCCGCGCATGGCGGCGCGATCAATTATCTGAAGGCGGTTGCACGGGCCTTTGTCGCGATATTGAAAGCCGCCGGATTGCCAGTGAAATTTCAGATCGGAGAGCCATGGTGGTGGATCATGCCCGATGGCCGAATTTGCCTTTATGATGCGGCCGCCAATGCGGCGTTTGGCGCGCTGTCGGTGAGCATCCCGAGCATAAAGGGAAGCAAGACAGCAGCGCAAAAGGCGATGCTGGACAAAGCGGGGCAATTGCTTGCCGCATCCACAGCATCGATCTGCGATGCGGTGCGGGCGGAGGCGGGTAATGGAGGCGCGCAGACCTTATTGCTGGTCTATTTGCCGACGGTGCTCGACGCCGAAGCGCCCGAGGCGCTGCGCGCGAATGTGCCATTGGGTTGGGCAGCGCCCGCTTTCGATGTGTTGCAGCTGGAAGATTATGACTGGGTCACTTCGGGCAATCATGGGGCAACGCGGCGGGCGGTGCCATTGATGGCGACGCGTTTGGGTTATCCGATTACGCGGCAGCATTATTTCGCCGGTTTCGTTCTTCGTCCCGAGGACACAGCGCAATGGGATGAGATTGCCTTTGCCGCGGCACAAAGCCGCGCGCGTGGCACAGCGCAGACCTATGTCTGGGCACTGCCGCAGGTCGCGCGTGATGGCTTTACCTATTTTGAAATTGGGCAACAGGAGGATGCAGTGCAGGAATTTGATGATGTGCTTTTCCCGCTGCAAATCGGCCGTGAAGCAGAAATGACGGCCGCATTTTCAACCAATGTGGTGACCACGCTTTCGGGCCATGAACGCCGCAACAGCGCTTGGAGCAATGCACGTTTAAGCTATGATGTTGGCCCAGGCGTTCGGTCGGAAAATGAGCTTGGGCAATTGCTGTCCTTCTTCCGCGCACGGCGGGGTCCGGCGGTCGGATTTCGTTTCACCGATCCGTTCGATAATAGCTCGAACGGCATGACCGGTGCGCCCAATATGTTGGACCAAAATCTCGGTCTAGGCGATGGGGTGCGCACAATGTTTCCCTTGCTTAAAACCTATGGCGTTGACGGCCAAGTCCGCCGCATTACGCGGCCGGTTGCGGCATCGGTTCTGGTCGCGGTGAACGGCGTCACGGCGACCGGATGGTCGTTGGCAGCAGGCGGGGTCATCAGCTTTGCTACTGCACCGCCAACAGGCGCAGTCGTAACCGCTGGCTATCGCTTCGATGTTCCGGTCCGCTTTGCCAACGATCAAATGGATATGGCGCGGGCGACCTTTGGCGCAGGCGACATGCCTCACATTCCGTTGATCGAAATACGAGAAATGCAGTGATGGACGGCTGGATGGAAGGGCCGTTGACCAGCGTCGCTTATGGCTGGCGGCTTGAGCGGGCGGACGGGGTGACATTGGGGTTCACATCGCATGATGCCGATGTGGCGCATGACGGCATATTGCTGCGCGCAAGCCCCGGCATGCAGCCAACGACGGTGCTGCAAAGCGCTGGCCTGGATAAAGACGGCTTGGACGTATCCGGCGCGCTCACGTCCGATGACATTCGCGCCGATGACCTTGCGGCAGGTCGTTGGGACGGGGCGTATCTCGAGATATTCCTATTTGACTGGACCGCGCCCGAAGCAGGCAAACGTGTGTTGGCGGCAGGGGAGTTGGGCGCTGTGTCCTTTACCGATGATGCGTTTACGGCGGAGCTTATTGGCTTGCAAGCGCGGTTGGACAAAGCCGTGGCACCGCAAACCTCACCAACCTGTCGCGCACGATTTTGTGATGCCGCTTGTGGTTTGAACAGCGCCCGTTTTCAGCATCTGGCGAAAGTCGCCAGCTATGATGATAACCGGATTTCGATCACGGCGCCCTTGGCAATTGCCGATGGGTATTTGGCCTATGGCCAATTGCGCTGGCTTTCGGGTCCCAATTGCGGGTCGACGGTAAAAATTGCGCACCATGCAGGTACCGAAATATACGCCTATAGCGCCCCGTTCCATGTCCCAAAGACGGGCGACCTGATTGCATTGACGCAAGGATGTGACAAGCGCATGTCGACCTGCGCCGAGCGGTTTGGCAATGGCGCCAACTTTCGCGGCGAACCTTATTTGCCCGGCAATGACCTCCTGACCCGTTACCCCGGTGGCAATTAGAATACAGCCGCCACGCACAACGTCCCAAGCGCGAATGGCTGACCGTGCGATGGCCCTTTTGGGGGCGCCGTTCCGGATGCATGGCCGCTCGATCGAAACCGGTTTTGATTGTGTTGGGGTGGCTGCGGCCTGTCTTGTCGATGCTGGCTATCGTTTCGATACACCAACCGATTATCGCTTAAGTGGCGATTTTGACGGACGCGCGCAGGCTTTTTTTGCGGGCAATAAATTTCAGAATGTTGATGACGGATCATGGGTAGCAGGCGATATTTTGCTGCTTCGACCCGGCCCCCGGCAGTTGCATTTTGCCGTGCTGACGCAAGGCGGCGCGGTGCATGCGCATGTGGGTTTGGGCCGCGTTGTATTGACCCCATTGCCGCTGCCTTATGGCGATATCACCCAATGGCGCTTTCAAGGAGACTGACATGGCAACGCTTGTATTGACCGCCGTGGGTTCCGCGATTGGTGGACCAATTGGCGGTGCAATTGGCGGCGCAATCGGCCAACAGATTGATGCGGAAATATTCGCGCCGCCGGCGCGGCAGGGGAGCCGTTTGAAAGAACTGGCGGTCCAAACATCAAGCTACGGAACGCAAATCCCCGCAATATTTGGCGTCATGCGGGTGGCGGGCACCGTTATCTGGTCCACCGATTTGATTGAGGAGCGGACGAAAAGCGGCGGCGGCAAGGGACGGCCGGCAACGGTGAATTACAGCTACCGCGTCAGTCTTGCCGTGGCGTTATCGAGCCGGCCAATCGCGCGTGTTGGCCGCATCTGGGCCGATGGCAACCTTATCCGTGGTGGACAAGGCGACTTTAAAATTGATGTCCAGATGCGTGTGTATGAAGGGCATGAAAATCAGCAGCCAGATCCTCTCTTGGCCTCGGCGGAAGCGCTTGGGCAGTGCCCTGCACATCGCGGCTTAGCCTATGTTATTTTTGAAGACCTTCAGCTCGCTGAATTTGGAAACCGCATACCGTCTTTGAC